CCGTTGCAGATAGGCCTGCAATTGCGCATCGCCGCCCGTGATTTCCTTGAGGAAGGTCAGCCACTGCGGGCAGTCGCCACGTGGTGTAGCAGTGCTGATCTTGGTCATCCGATCCACACGCTGGTGGCCACGTATAGAGCCGGTGCGAAGATCAATGACCCCTCCGGGGGTATTGAGCAACCAGATGTCGGCATCCCACTCATCGACCATGGCCGCGTGATTGGGATCGGCCCGGGTGATGCGCTCCACGGCGGCAATGGTCGAGGCACTGGCGAGCTTCGCCTTGAGTCGTGGGCTGTCCGCCTTCATGGACGCCGCCCGGCAGACGCCACGTGCCAGATGATTGACGAACAGCACCTGGTCCTCATTCCAGCGCTGCCCGGTCCACACGAACCACTTGCTCCACTGCGCGCAGTAACGCCAGTCCTGCCCATAGCGGCGGGTGAAGGCGCTGGACAGGCCGTCCTCGGTACCCCAGGACACCCCCTCCATCAGGTCGCCCGGACTTTCTTCAAGAATCGGCGCTTCCATGTCACGCACGACGGGCATTCGCTGCCCAGAGGCGATGAAGCCAACCACGTCAAACGGCAGCGGATCTTCGTCAGTGCGATCTGCTTGCGCCTCAGCCAGTGCATCAGCCGCATCCCAGCCCTCCGGCTTGGTGTCGGGCGGCATCAGAATGTCGCAACTGATCGCACCGGCCTGCAATACGGCCTTGGCTGCGTTCTCCGCGTAGGCCCAGCCGGGTTTGTCTTTGTCCGGCCAGATGAGCACGGCTTTGCCGGAGAGCGGCGACCAATCCGTCTTGTCGACCGGCGCATTGGCCCCGTGCATCGCGGTGGTGGCGGTAATGCCTGCCTCGATCAAGGCCAGCGCGCATTTTTCACCCTCGACCAGGATAACCTGCTCGGCAGACGCGATCCCCGGCTGGTTGTAGAGCGGACGTGGCTCGGGTGGGGCCATCTTGCGCCGCTTGGCATCCCAGGGCCGGAACTCCTTCCTGCCCGGGGCGGGGTCGTAGCGATAGACGCAGGCGATCAGGTTGCCGGCGGCATCCAGGTAGTCCCACTTGGCCGTGGCCGGACCCAGTTCATCGACCGGGGCTTCGGCCTTCTTGCGCTTGGGCGGATGGCTGGTGACCCGCCCGACCAGCTGGCCAGCGATCTCCAGCACCCGGGCGAAGTCCGCCTGGATGTCGAGCCCATGGTGCGCGGCGATCAAATCGAATATGTCACCGCCTTCGCCGGTGGCGTGGTCGTGCCACAGGCCAGCGGTTTCCCCCTTGAGCGAGACCTCGAGGCTGTCGCCGGGGCTGCCCAGCACATCACCGACCAGGTATTTCTGGCCGCGCTTCTTGCCGGCCGGCAGCAGCGTCATCAGCACCGACTCCAGCCGGGTGAGCAGATCGGCACGGATCGCATCACGTTGTTGGTTGAGATCACCGCCCGTGGCGTTGGCCACCGGCGGCACCGAATTGAAATCAAGCATGGATCAGTCCTCCTTGTGGCTGGTGGGTGTGGGCTTGGCAGGTGATGGAATGCACCGGAGCACTGCTGGCGCTGACGACCGGCTCTGCCGGTGCGGCCTGTACCGGCACCTTGATCGGCACCTTCTGCCAGTGGGCTTTCTCATCGGCGAGATAACCGGCCTTGCGCGCCACGAAGCGCACGAAGTCCGGATGCAGTCCCACCAGGTCACACCAGAGCGTCAGGTCATCCCCGAGCAGAAAGCGCCGCGCCTCGCGCCGCATTCGGCGATTGGTCAAACTCAAGCTGTCGTGGATGGCGCGAGCGAGCACCGCCACCACCAGCCTGGACTCCGGGGTCACCAGGAAGGTGTGACGGTTGAGCACCTTCTCGATGGCCTGCAGCCCGACCAGGGGTTTGGGTGGCGTCCAGCGCTCGACCCACACCGTCTGGGTGGCCTTGGCCGGTTTGCGCTGCTTGAAAGCTGTGCTCATGACGCACCTCCCCAGCAGCGCTGCGCGTAGCTACAGAACTTGCACTCAAAGTGGCTGGCCTCGGCGAAGGCGCGGGGCAAGAGCTCACCTGCCTCGGTCGCCTGGATCACCCGCACGGCCCGGTCAGACATCTTCTGCGCCAGCGCCGCATCGAAAGGCACCAGCTCAAACCACAGCTCCTGGGTATCCTTGTTGATGGCGGTGAAGAGCGCCGGGTTGCGGCTGATCCCTTCGACCGTGCCTTCCATGTAGGCCTGGTAGGTCGCCATCTGGGCGGCATAGACCGGTTTGGTGACCGCGACTCCGGACTTGGCGCAGGCCTTCCAGTGCTTGTCGGCCATGGTCTTGCACTCCCACAGCATCGGGAACGACAGGCCCAGCTCTGGTGGTGCCGCCGTGATGATCCCGTCGACGTGGCCCTTGATTCGGCCACCTGCCACCGAGAAGCCGAACTGACCACCATTGGCCTTCTGGTTGTGCAACTCAAAGCCGGCCATGCGCAGCCAGCGCACAGCCAGGTCCTCCAGCACATGGCCGACCTCAAACACCCGCAGGATGCGGCCGGAGAAACCCCGGCCGGGATCGACCGGCGCACCGGCGTACTCGTACTGCAGCGCCCGTTCGCAGGCCACGCCCAGTCGGGATGCACCAAGGTAGTCGCGCGGGGTCTGCTCGGCACGTTCGGCATCCAAGGCGGCATCGATGAAGCCCGTTACCCGCTCGTGGAAAGCCGGTCTGTGATTAAAGTCCAGCATCGATATGCCTCCATGTTTTTTGGTGCTTGATCGCGTCGATGGCACTGGGCGTCACCCCGGCCAGCACCGATAGCTCCTTGGGTGAGCACGCACCAACTGCAAGCAGGCGCTTGATGACCTGTACCTGTTTGCTGTTCAGACGTGCTGAACTACTACGCTCTCCGCGAGCTGCTCTCCCCTTGGCCTTCATGTCAGCCAGGTTCTCGGCGTGTGTCCCAAGCCAGAGGTGCGCCGGATTCACACAACGTGGCGTATCGCAGCGATGGCAGACATGCAGCCCATCAGGGATAGGGCCGTAGGTAAGCTCCCACGCTGCGCGGTGAGTGGTGGTCTTTGCGCCTCGAAGCGCATTGCCCTCTGGCTCGCGACGGATCTGTCCATAGCCCCTGACGTTGGTGCTACCCAGCCACAGCCAACAACCATCGGGGCCTGCACCCAGATCAACGCGGCTCCAAAGCCGTACCGATAAGGGGAGAGGCTTGCGCCGAACGACGCACCGCCCTGTGTTCGGCTGATGAGTGGCGTCTTTCTGCATCACTTCGCCCTCCCACGCTTGCCCGACTTGGCCTCCACCGACTCCCCGGTCTCCCAGGGCAGGTCGTCCTCCAGATCCGCGAAGGGATTGGCAGGATCGAAGGCGGTTGCTGTAGTTGCCGGTTCCAAACTGGCCACCGGCTGCGGTGCCCGCGTCTCGTAGGGCGCGATCCCCCGCACCGGCGGAAATTTCGCCTGTTGGTGGTACGCCGCCATGGCCTCCGTCCAGCCAGTGACAATGGCCTCGATCACCTGCAAGGCCTCGGCCTCGCTGTAGTGACCCAGCGGCTTGTCAAAGCCGATCTCGCTGGCCGCCTCGCCGAAGAATTTCAGGCAGGCGCGCATCGCCGCGCGCTCGAATTCGGTCGGATCAACCATGAGCACGTCCTCCTGCCTGGGGTCGGTTCTCAGCCACTGGCCATAGAGCGCGTGAAACGCCTCCTGGCAGCGCCGACTGCAGAACACCCAGTCGATCGGATAGCGCCGGGCGTCGCCTACCGGATAGCGAGAATCGCTGTGGCCGAACCCACGCGCTGCGCGCTTGCAGACCCAGCATTTCATTCACCGCGCGCCTCCGCTTACTGCGCCCAGGCGGGCTTGCCGCCGGGGACGGTGGATGGGGTTGGACGTGCGGCAGCTGCCGGTGGCGTGTAGCTGGGTGCGGCGACCGCTGCCGGCGCACCGGAATTGCCACCCGGATTACCTTTGGGCATCACGCCCATGATCGCGGCGTAGTCCTTGTGATCCGGTTCGATGGCGGTCTTGATGGTGTTGCGGTCCTCGCCCCGACTGTCTTTCTCGATATCGATGCGCGCGGCGAACTCGATGCCATCGAGCTCATGAAAGCCTGCGATGCGCCGTGCAGCCTGGGCTTGCGGGCTGTTGTCGCCGGGGTGGATGTTGCGGGCGCTGTTGAGCGCGGCACGCACGAAGGTGCGACCCATGTTTCCCCAGGTCGGGCCCTTGGCCGAATACAGGCCGATGTTCCACCACACCTTGCGGCGAGCAAACGGGCCTTCCATGACGACCGCCTCGCAGGCCAGATAGACCGCGCCGGTGTCATGCGACTGGGTGGCCCAGCCGCCGGTCCAGCCTTGGCTCGGATCGTCAAAGCCACCGGGTTTGATGCTCATGCGCACCCGGGCCAGCGTGCCCTTGGGAATCAGGTCGAACGATTGCTGTTGGTCGGCGGTGTTGAAGTCGAAGAAACTCATGGCGGATTACTCCTGGGATGCGTGGGATTCGTTGAGAGAAGGCAATGCGGTGGTCAGGGGCGCAGACGCAGCGCGTGCGCCGCTTTGCGCCTGGGCGCACTTGGCGATCAGCTGACCGAGATGCGGGGGTTCGACGAGCTCGAGTCGGCCGGAACGGTCCTTGGCCGGCAGCCCCCAGGGATTGACCGTGTGGCAGACAAAGGCCCGGTAGGCTTCGCCCTCGTCGGTCTTGAGCTCGGCCAATGTGATGACCTCATCGACGATGCCGGGCAGTTGCAGGCTGGTCTTGGCGCCATCGATCTGAGGCGCGAACACCTTGCGGTTGAAGTCGTCGGTGACTTCATCCAGGATCGCCACGAAGACGACGTGCTTGCCCCGGGCGTGCTGCAGATGGGTCAGTGCGCCGATCATTTCGCTGCCCAGAAGCCCGTAGGCGCCGCGCAGATCTGCCTTGCCGGTACGGTCCGAGAACGCTGCCGGCTGGCTCTTGGCCCAGGTCAGGCACAGGCGTGAAAGCACCGTGATCGAGTCGACAAAGTAGGTGTCGTACTTGCCCAGTTGCTCCGGGCTGCCGTACTGCTGGCAGACATGGTCGAAGTGCGCCTGCGAGAACGGTGCCTCGGCCGGCAGGGCCGGATTC